TTAATTGTAGAGGTACATACGGTGCGTAGATGTAACCCGTGTCTAACAATGATGTTCCTTTGTGTCCAATCAAAACTTGGTTTGGTGGGAAGTAAGGATCACGATAAACTTGGTAACGTCCTGCAAGAGTACCTACTCTTTCAATACCCATGTTATACTGATCTTGCTCAGGAGATGCGTTAGATACGTGGAAGTATTCTAAATCATCAAAGATTGCAGAAACCTCAGAAGAAACAACAATCCAGTTAGCTCCACCTCTCAAAGTTGATTTGTGGATTTGTGCTGACAATTGGTTAATTGCTGTAATCAAAGTTTGATTCCAATCTTTTTGAGTATAAGATGTTGTTTGAGAAATTCTTCTCCATCCGTTGTAATCCCAACGTAGGTTCCAAGCCGCTCCACTTCTTAAATCACGAAGTATTTCACGGTCAATCTCAGCTGCAACTTGCTCAGATAACAATGCAGTTAACTCAGCTTCAGCGTCGATGTTATGGAATGCTGCAACGTCTTGAGCTAACTCAGGAGACCATTGTGCTCTTAATTTTCTTTCTGTAACAGATACAGTAACTGAATCTAAGTCGAAAGAAACCTCACCGATTTGATCTGCGAATTCCAATTCTTCATATCTTCTAAATACTGAAACAAAAGAAGTACCAGATGCTCCTGAATAAATAGTAGTACCTGTGTAACCATCTAAAGATGTTGAGTTACAATCAGCACATACTGGACAAGATAAATCAACTTCTAAGTAGATACATCCATCTGCAGAACAGATATTTTTGAATGAACCACCATTTCCATCACCTGGATATGTTGTTTGTGTTGTGTTACCGTATTGTACAATACCTTGACCATATTGTTGAGTAACAACTCTGAACAACAATGGAACTGATACACCACCTGAACTAATAACATTACATGGAGTAGTTGCTGCAGATAAAGTAGTTAAATTAGCATAAATTTTAAGACTTGCTAAGAAAGACTCAGAGTCCATTTCATTTCCATCAGGTCCGATTAATTTACCAGCTCCTGTGTCAGCAAAACCACACATTTTAAGTAATATTTTTCTTTGGTTACCTGTAGGTGCTGCAGAATCTGATAATGATCCACTAGACCATACTTGTATGGTTGTAGCGGCTGTAACTGCTGACCATTGACCTTTAGAGTAATCAAATAATCCTGGAGGATCTAAATCTGCTGCACTACCTTCATAAAATAAATCATAAAGATTTTTTCCGAATGCTCCTGTATTTGATCCGTATCCTGCTCCTGGTCCTGAGTTACCTGTACCACCTGCTGTAGGTCCGTTCGGTGCTCCGATTGGTTGATAGTGAGTTCCAGACGCATTTGCCGTACCACCATTATAACCTTGAATTTTAGGTACAAAGAAGAACAATTTACCAATTGGTAAGTTCATTGCTTGTACAGATACTATTTCGTTAGCCAATAATTTAGAGAAAACTCTTCTTACGATAGGGAAAACAACTGTTTCAAATGCTCCATTGGAACCTTCAGAAGTTGCTTCGTTAATCAAGAAAGAAGCTTGGTTTTCATATAACTGTGCTACGTTTTCTTTTAGGTGACCTCTAAGGCCTTCAAGGAATCCTAATTTATCCCATTTGTTAATTGTGTCTTCTTTGATAACTTTAAGGTGTTTTAACCCGATATTACCAACAAGACCTGATTCTAATAATGCTCCCATTTTTTTGGTTTTTTATTTTTTTTAGTTTATTTTTATTTTTATTTTATTTTTGACATTAAATCTTTCATTCTTAAGAATTGAGGATTTTCATATGTTTTAGATTCAATTAAATTAACCGCAGATCCCGATGTTGGGGTTTTTTGAACGGTTCTTTCAAATGTCTCATTAACAAAATGACTCTCTTTACCTACGTTTGAAAGTTCGTCTTTTACTACTTTATACAAATTTTTAGATTCTTTAAGTGTTTCAACGGTATCAAATCTTTTTAAGATATTAATTTTTTCTTGTTTTGTTGTTGAGTGTTCAGTAAATAAACGAGTGGCATAAGCCAAGTTTGAATTAAACACCGCAACTTCATTTAATTTATCTCTAAATACATTCAATGCGTTTCTGTACTCTTCATTTTTTTCTCTAAGAATTTGTAATTCGGAATTACTAACACTTTCATGAGTTCTAACTCTTAATTTAGGTAAACTTTTTCTGTTCGGACTATTTCTACTTCCATTACCTAACGTACGTGCAGATTCTTTAGTTTCAATTTTCTTAACAGGTGTGTTTTTACCTTTTTCCATGTTTTCACCTTCCTTATATTCAAATTTTGGTTTACCCATACCAACACCTCTGGTTCCTTGTTTCATTTTTGTTTTGAACCCGTCACCTTGGTTTGGTTTTTTATCGTATTTAAATTTTGATGAATTACCCATTCCAATACCTTTTGATTTAAATTTAGATTTAGATTCAACAACAAATTCGTCATCATCATCATCACCAAATTCGTCATCATCTTCGTCTTCAGGATCGATTTCCATATTAAAACGTTCCATCATTTCAGGGTCAAATATTTCATCATCGTCATCTTCTTCATCAAAGTTATTACCCATATTAAAACGTTCCATCATTTCAGGGTCAAATATTTCATCATCGTCATCTTCTTCATCAAAGTTATTACCCATATTAAAACGTTCCATCATTCCAGAATTAAATTTTCCTTTTAAATGACTTTTATACGAATCTTCATCTTCATCTTCATCAGTATCATCTAGTTCAACTTCATAGATAGTTTTAGTGTCGTCTTCGTCTTCGTCGTCTTCGTCGTCTTCTTCTTTGAGTTCTTGGTCAAGATAGAATTCATCATCATCTTGCTCAGATTCACTTAGTTGTATAACATACTCAACGTCGTTATTTTCATCAGATAAATGTATCATTCCTTCTTCTTTTTTTACAATTACCCCATCTTCAGGACCCATAGCTCTAAACACTTTTAAAACGTCTTCGGTCGATGCGTCTGTTAGGTCAATTGTTTCATCGTCTGCATCTAGGTCAAGTTCGTCTCCCATATCTACATCCAAATTATCAACGTCATCATCAGATACGTCAGTATCATCAAATTCGGCATCTACTTCAATCTCATCTTCGTCTTCTTGTTCGTTAAGAGATTCTTTTACTAATGATCTGATTTCTTCCTTCATTGTAGAAGCAAGTATTCCTTTTGCATTTTCGTTAATAACTTCTTCCAAATTTCGCATTTGTAAGAAAGTATCTTCAACTAATGATTTTTGTTTGTTCATTATAGTTTGGTTATTTTACAATATAAATAGTGTGGTTTTCAAAAAAATTCAATTTTTATTAATTTTATTGCAAAAAAAATGGAGATATTTAAAAATACCTCCAATTTAAAAAATTGATTAATTTAAAATTTATTTAATTACTTCATCAATTTTACTTTCAGTTATGGATGTGATTCTCCAATCCATTGAGTAATGTTCATAAACTTTTGTTACTTTAGATTCGACATCAGTAGGGGAGTAACCCAATACTAATTTTTCTTCTCTAACTTTTTTAACTTTTCCTGATTCGTTATCTAACAAATCTGATGTGATCTTCGCCACAAAATACTTTTCTCCTTGTTCCATAGTTTAATTATTTATTATTTTTTTAAATAATCGGATAATCTTTTCATTAAGTCAAGCGATTTGTTACCAGAATCCCCAATATTTCTTTCAACGGACATCTTTTTTTCTTCATCTAAGTTTTCTTCATAATTCATTCTCTCATTTTTATCTAAGAATAGATACGCTCCAGGTGTTGATGGGGACGAAACTAAATCAAAACAAATTAATTCAAAATCTTCTTGAACTTCATTTTGTTCACCCACTTTTTTAAGTGATCCTACACCACGAGAAGAAATACCTAAAGTAACACCTTGTCGTAAATAGTTTGCTGCTAGATCCCCCTTTGTTGATACGATTCCTCTTTCATGAAATCCAGGACTTGTAAGTAATTTTAATTTCCCCAACAATACAGGACCCTCCCACCATACTTCAGTAATTAGGTGAGAAACTCTATCTAAATCAATTAAAGATGACTCAGGGTGATTAAGTTCAGATAAAGAAGTTCCTTTCTCTATCATCTTCTTATAATTTTCAGATTCTCTTTTTAATATTTTTTCAGGATATATTCTACCATTTCTATTTGGTGTATCGTATTTTTGTAATACGGCATAGAATTCAAATGGTTTAGAATGGTCAAGCATATTTCTTGACTCATTTAATGTACTTAAATTACGACTCTCATTTGGATTAATATAACCAGCGTCATATTCAATAAGAATTCCTTTTTTATTAGATTCTTGTGGACCTAAAATTTTATAACCGTTCATAGTATTTTTTTATTATAAATACTAAACTTTTTCGGTTTTTACTTTAATAGGTTTAACATTGCCTGTTTTTGTTAAATAAAATTTAAAGTATTCATTATTATATAAGATATCATTATATATTCCTTTTATAATTTCTTTTAATTTACGTTTAAGTAATAAACCTTTAAAATCCATTTCATTAATTAAATAAATATTTATTTCTACATTCATAAATGATTTCTTTTTTATTGATAGTCCACTTGTTCTAAGATCCGTATCAACAATAAACTTATCATCAAAAAAATTTTTATCTATGTGATTATATATTGAATGCTTTATAGACCTGTTCATATTTAAAACCACTCTTGCCCAATTTTCAACATCATATTTTGGTTCGACCCAAGTCTGTAAATTTAAGTAAAGTGATTTAAAGTTTTTGGAATCTACTGTTCCATAAGTAATTTTTGAGTTTTTGAATCCACTCATTTTTGCGGTTTTCCCTTTTTTCATTTGTATTTTTCATAAAAACAATGTTTATTTTATAAAATAATAAGCATTTATCTGATATATATCAAATATAAAATAAAATATAAAATTAATATATGTTAATAGTACATGTGAAAAAAAATGGGGGGATTGAAAGGGCTCTTAAAGAATTAAAGAGTAAGATAATTAAAACAAGACAAAATTCTAATTTAAATAAAAGAAAAGAATTTACTAAAAAATCTGTGAAAAATAGGGAAGTGTTAAATAAAGCCATTTATCGTCAAAAGTTAAAAGATAACGATTAAAGATTTTCATTTAATTGTTGTAGTTTAATATAGTTTAAGGTATCGAATGATTCGGTACTAATTTTTTCAATTGTTTCATCGATTCTTTTTATAACTTCTTCATCATTATCATCTTCTTGAAGTTTTTCTAACTTAGAAATTATTTTATCTTTTAATGAATCATAGTTTTCTTTTAATTTATTTGTATCGGAAGATAAAAGTGTTTTTAATTTTTTTTGGTCAGATTCACTAAGATTGGTAATATAATCTTTAATTGTTTTATTTGCAATGTTTACCATGGTATTTAATGGTATATTAATAGGTTCTTTTTTATCCTTTGGTATTTTTGTTATATTTTCTAAAATTATTTTTTTACTTGTAATTTTTTCTTCTAATTTAGTAATACCATTTGAAAATAAATCATCAATTACATCATATTCATTATTATAATCAGATCCATAAACCCAATCTGTTATGGGTTTAATGTCCTTATTTGATATTTTATTTATTGTGTTTTCATAAATACTTATACTCTTATTAATAAATTCGTTAGCAATTGATTCACTCAATCCCTTGTTTGAATTTAATTCATCATAAAGATAAAAAAGTTTGGATATGTTTTTATTTTTTAAAACAACTGAATTAAATTTTAATATTTCAGTCTTAGTTGTGTTGTTTTTATACGACTCAACTAACTTATTTTCTATTTTTGATTTTAATTTTCCGAATCTCATAATTTTTTTATTATAAATATCAATCTCTTAGTAATTTGCTCAATTCATTTTCCATTGAACCTAAAGAATTTTTACCTTTAGATAAGTCAATGTACTTATCACCATAAATATCATCATTCTCTAATAGAATACTTAAATTATCATTTTTTTTATTTTCAGGTAATGTTTCTTCTGCGGGTGGTGCTGGTTCAGAAGGTTCTGCCCCACCACCAAAATCAGGTAACGAACCACCACCACCACTTGGAGGAGGGGCAGGAACATCTGATGGGGGATTTTCGGTAGATCCCGATTTAGTTTTATATAGTCTATCTACAATATCAAACATACCGGTATGTGTAATAACTGTTGCGGTATTCACCAATTCTGCTGCAACAGCT